CTGCTCTGGCGTGCCAAGACCTTGCGCCACCGCAAGGGTGTCCTCAAGATACCGCACGGCTGCGTTGACCTCAGATGTTCCCAGCCCATTGCCTGAGTACTCTCGGATGGCCATGGGGTTTGTGATTTTCCCCAACCTAATATCAGCCATGACCGCCCGAAAAACAAAGGGGTCAGTAGTATTGTTGAATTGATTGTTGTTGCGGTCGCGCTGCGCTGATACCAAAAAAGCCCGTTGGCGCGCACTCCCCCGCAATGCCGGGTGGTTTATAATGTCGGAAATGCTGGGGCGTTCTGTGGGGTCTGAGCTGTATATGCCACGGTAGAGTTCGTCGACGGCGTTATTAACCGCCGACTCTTGCGCGTCGTCTGCCGCTTTTTTCACCCGCCCGGCCTCCACACGCGCTGCGGTCTGCGCCATGCGGACCTCGCCTAGCAGACGTTTCGTGTCGTCACCATCTAATAATTTGCTGTAGACACCATCCCTAAGATTGGCTTCGGCCCGAAGCGGGTCCAGGCGAATTTCACCACGAACGGTAGCCTCGCCCAAATCGGATAACGCCTCCTCTCGGAGCGTCTGTTTGACGGTATCGTTGACGGACATGCCATCGATGGTCGCCAACTGTTCTGCCAACACATGCTGTAGTTGCGTCGGGTCCATCTCTAGTGTAGTTGTGGCCGCCTGTAGCCCCACACCGTAGTCGGCCACGGCCTTCTTGCCTCTGGCCTCGGCTTCGATAGCGATGGACCGGACGGCCAAGTCTCCACGCAGGATCACCTGTCCTTCTGCCCACGCCCGTCGCCCAGCCCCCGTCTTATACTGATCCGCAGAGTCATCGGTGAAGGTTTGAAAGTCCTTGATGATGTTAGCAGTGAAGTCTACGCCACCGGGTCCCATGTTCTCGACGCTGGCATAGAGATGCTTCGTCCACTCGACGCGCTTCACGGAAAGCTGTTTCCTAACCTCGGACAACTCTTGCGTTTCGGCCCGCTTTTCCATCTGTTTGCCAAGCGCGGCGATGTCTTGCCCGGCTTGCTGCAAACCTGCACCACTACCAAAGGTGGTCGCTCCCGCGCGGCGTGACTGTATCTGTCCGCTTGCATTGGGTGAGGCCATAAATAGCTTTGGCATTATTCCACGGCCCGCGATGTTGTGGCGTAGCGGGGGAGATAGCGAGTATCTCGGGGCTGGCCTCCGCGCAGGAGAGCCCCGGCGGCACTCATGTATCCAGCCTTCTGGGCCACCTTGCCCTCAAAGCGGTCAAGCGCAGCGCCCCTCTCCAGGCCAAGCGCCTGTAGTTCGCCGCCGTGCATGATCGTCAGCGCCTCTAGTTCTTCTTCCATCGCCTGATCTTCCAGCACGTCGAGGGATACTTGTGCGTTTCGTAACCCGCCCTGTCGCCGCGCGCCGATACGGCGTTGGCGCTCGGTGTTTTCAGCAGCAGAGGCGCGGGCGCTACGGGCGTTTGCCTCCCCAACAGCCGCGTTGAAGTTGCCTGCCTTGCGGGCAGCATTGCCCGCCGCGATAGAGCCCATGGCGGACACAGCCATTGATGCAATCAACAGCGGTTCCATGCCGGTCATTAGATTATTCTCGCATACAGCGCGCAATCGCCGCCGTCTGGTCTATAGGCCCGCATACGCTCTGCCTCCATCTTAAAGCCCAACATCTTTGCCCAACGGTGGCCCGGCTCAAAATCACAGTCCACGGTCATCTCAATCCGTTGCAAGTAGCACGCGCTCAGAAACCGCCGCACGGCCCTGTGGACCAAAATGAACTTCTCCTCTGCCGCGTACTTGGACAAATAGGCCCAGGCCATGCCGCGCCCCTGCCACATGTGCACGACACCCGCGCAGCCCAGGGGCACCCCGTTGTCCTGCATCGCGGTGAAGGCCCACGTCTCGTTCTCAAGCGCGGATGCCTGTTGTGGCGTGATCCAGTTGGACAAATACGCCTGTCCTTCCTGAAGGCAGACTTGCTCCAAGTGTTCCGCGACGTATGGGATTACGTTCATTGGCGGTCCTGCGTTTCTATCTGCGGCATGAATGCCTCAACCGTCATGGGTAGAGGCTGATCCTGCCGAATACATATTAGCGCATCGCTGCTGTACTCACTATCCCAAGGAACCTCAACGTCGCCATCGAAAAGCGCGGGCGCTGTGTCCATCGAGTCGCCGCCAGAACGGAAAATAAACGGGTCCAGGTCTGTGAACTTCGGCCCGAACTTGCCACCGAGCGTCTGGTAGAACCGAACGATAAGCCGTGTGATTCTCTGTAGTTTGCCACCGGCTGTGCCGTTCCGGGCACCAACATCGTAGCGAAGCGTCTGAAGGTCGGACACATAACCAAGCCCCACGGTGGCGCGGGATGTCTCGGCCACTGTGATGGCACCGGATGCAACCACCACATCAACCAGGGGCGCACCCTCGGACAGTACAGATACGGTCTCGCCCTCAAGGTGCGTCAGTCCGCTGATGCTGGTTACGCGCTCACGAGCCTTGCCGCCCGTCTGATAGGTTGTGAATGCTGTCGTGCTTAAATTCACGCCTGCACGCGTTGTCAGCTCAAATGTGTTGGTCGCCACGTTGGCAACCTTGTAGACCTTGCCGTTGACCTCGGTCATGCCAGAGACGCCGGTGATCCTGACGAGATCCGCGTTACTGAAGCCGTGGCTGGCCGACGTAACCACGCCGGGGCTGGCCTTCGTAATGGCCGTGATGGTCTTGGGCGTGTCCAGCGACAGACCGCTATCGACGTAGAACGCATCCTCTTGGTTGTTCCCGTCGTCCCAGAAGCCCTTCATGTACTCGATGTAACGCTTGGTCCCGCCGTTGATGTAGCGGTTCACCACCATGTACAACTCGTCGCCGGTATCCTCTGCATTGGGGATAGACGTGATGCTCTCGACCTTGGCCGCCGCAATGCCGAACGCATCACTGGTGCCGCCAATGGTGTGGCGGTGGAAGCCGATAATCTCCTGAAAGCGGTCGTAGGTCATGCCGACCAACGCGCCGTCAGTCAGGCACGTCCAGACAATGCTCTGCGGCTCTGCCTGATAGGCCATCTGGACGATGCCGCTCTGTGCAATGTGTTCTGCAATCAGCGTCATATCCGGGGCGCGGAAGCCGTCGTCCTCAAAGACATAGGCAAGCTCGCGCAACTTCTTCTTTGACTTCTGCGCGAACACCAGTGTTCTTCCGACGCGGGCCGGAACAATGTTTGCACTGCCAAAGGCGCTCGACCGGGACGCCGATATATTGGAAGGCGTAAGATTGCCGCCGCTGTCGGTGGGCCGAACGATCCACTCGCCGCCAACGGTTCCAACGATCAAACCCTTTTCATCATCAGCCATCCAGCGGATGACGTTCACCGTATCAGCCGACAGGGTGGTTACGGCGGCGCTGTCATCAAACACCACGCCAGCAGCGTCGGTCGGCGCGAAGTTCTCGAAGTCGCCTGTGCGGCTTAGATCAATACGCTGCGGCGTGTCTGTGGCTCCGCCGAAGGTCAGGCGGTTCTTGTGGAAGGTCGAGACGGCGGGGAAGCCCGTCGTGGTGGACCAGATGCCGAGCCGCCACGTTGCCGTGGCCGTAACAGCCGAAGCGTCGGGGCCGTCAATGGCTGCCACCACGATAGTCGTGCTGGTACGCGCTGTGATGGTCAGGAACGTCCAGTTGTTCGCAGCATCTTGCCAGCGTATCAGGCGGCCAATATCGGTGGTCTGGAAGCCCGTGTTGTTATTGATGCCCGTGATAGCAGAGGCGGTGACGTTGACCGAGCCAGTGGTGGCCGACAGCAGCAGCGTGGTGGTGGTGACGTTTGTATTGAAGTACGGCCCATCCGAGAAGGTGATGTTGGTGATGGTCCAACTTGTATCGGATAGCCTTTCCAGCTTCCGCGCCGGGTAATTTGGGTGCGTGATGTAAAGCACGTCGGCGCTCTGGGAGAACTTCAGGGCAAACAGATCCGCCTCGGCATACAGCGTGACTAACTCAACTGCCGTGCCGGATACAATCTGCCCACGGTTCTTGATAAACCGGACATACATATCTCCGAACTCAAGGATGTATGCCTGTTCCGTGGAGAACTCAAAACGCACAACCCGTGTGGACTTGCTGCTGTCCTTGACCTCGACGATGTGTGCCGTGCCCGGACGACGCTGCGCTGGTCCCTGCAATAACGGGATGAAGTTCAGGCACGTCTTTAGGCCCGTGCTATATGTTTTTAAGTCGGGCCGCCCATAGACCAGCGGCGACACCTCGCCGCCGTTAAAGTTTGATTGCAGATGGGCCGCGACACTCATCTACAGCCTCGCCGTGATCCAGACATCATCCGGCAACTCCTGCGCCGTGCGCTCGAAGGCATTGACCTTCCGCGCCCCACGCTGCGCCGCAACGTAGCGGTTCTGCGCCGTGATGGTCTTCTTATTGGATTGGGTGAGCTTCTCTGCCAGATCGGTAGCAATGCGCGCCACAAGCAGATCAACAAACGTCTGGTCGAAGGCGTTGGGGTCTGTCTGACGGTAGATGTATATAATCTTCAGGGGGGCAGTGTCGTCCGTCAGAATGTGGCCGTCCTCAATCTGAAAGTCGTTTTGTTCCGCTGTCGGCAATAGACGCAGGAAATCCGCAGGGAGCGGATATTGCAAGGCAAAGCCGAACGCGGGCACAGTGCTGGATGCGGCCAGGGACGCCCGCTTGCGGGCGAAGTTCCAAGGATGTGCGCGTAGCTCGCTGTCGCGCGCGTGGGCATAGACACGGTTGCTCTCGCGCGCCGGCGTGCTGTCGTCAGCCAGCGACGTGATCGTACTGGAACCGAGCCGCTGCAATGCAAGATTTGCGATATCGACTTCTGAGGGCACTAGAGCACTCCCGCGCAGATTAAGAAGCGGTGGAGGCGGAGCCCTCGCCAAAGCTACTTAGGAAAAGACAACCGTGTTCCACGATGAAGTGGGGAGAGGCCGGAGCCCCTCCCCGGTATCATTCAGTCAACAACGTAGTTGACGACCAACTGGATGCTGCCTGTCAGCGTAGCGCCGCCAGTAACAACCGTCACGGGGATGCCCGTGGTGTCGGCGTCAACAACTCCGTTCTTGCCAAGCACAATCGTAGCAGCAACCGCGACCGACTGAGCGGTCGTGGAAGCAGCAGCAGCCTTCCACTCGTCAACGTCCAACGCCACAGCCGTACCGGCTGCGTTGTTGTAGGCCGCGTGACCGACCGAGAGAGTCGAGGACGTGTCGAGGGCGTCGTAAGTCAACTCCCCCGAGAGGAAGCGCGCACCGTTAGGGAGATTGAACATCTCGATAACGGTGCCAATCCCAACGGCCACCGCTTCGTAATCCGCGTAAGCAACGCGGACCCGACCAGCCATCTCGCTGGTTTTGACTTTAAGAGCGGGAGTCGTCTGGTCCCACTTCGTCTTCTGGGCCGAATATACAGTAGCCATCGATTAAGCCTCCGAGCAGGTGATAGCGACGACCTTCTTCTCTTCCAAGCGGGTCGCGCCGAACGTACCTTTGACGTAGACCTGCGTGGCATAAGACTTGTCGCCGCGCTCTGTGATTTTTGCTTCGATGTCGTTCCAGACACCAAGAGCAACGCCAGACTTCGCCCAACAAACAGCGGTTCGATCCGTGCCTGCCAGGGCCAGACGCTGGCTGTCAATGAAGTTAAAGCCCATGAACGACCGGATACGGCCATCCACAAGAACGGGCTTGTTGGTGAAGTCGAGACTGATGGCCTGGGTCTGCCCCAGAAGATCATCGTGCTGTTGCGCGCCGATTGCACAGAACAGCATCTCGTTGTCCACATCGACTTCAGCAGCGATAAGAAGCTGCATCGCCTCGCGGAGTTTAACAATAGTCATGCCGCCAGCAGTAGTTGCCGCAGTCTGACCGGAGGGAAAGGTGGTGGACGTGCCGCCATCTTCGCCGGTCTTGGACGTGCCGGTCATGGCCGCGATGATCTCGTCGTCCATCGCACGGCCCAGGGAATAGGCACCGTTGATGGCATAAGGCGAGGTCGGGTCAGCAATGATCCGCAGTTTGTCCTGATCGTCAATCAGGTCTGCCCATTCGTAATCAACAGGGTAGACCCACCGGCGATCCTGTGGGGTCTCGATTAAAGGCGTGTCTGCGTGGCGCGTGGTCTTCTTTTGCGCGGTGACAGAACCAACCTGATTCAGGGGTACGCCAGATTTACCCTTGAACGCCTCCTCCGTGACGGATGCGCGGAACTTAGAACCCTTCTGCTGAAGCAGATGGCCCACGGTCGACTTATAGTCAATTACTGACCAGTCGAGTATTTCGTTGGACATTGGGATAGCCCTCCATTTGTCCGTTAAAACAAAAGCAAGACGGGCTTATCCGAAACTCGGGGCCACACTACTTGGGCGCTGGCGTGTCGGCCCACTTGGGTTATCGACGGGTGCACCTGTTCGACACCGATTGGTGTGCTCTGTGTTGCACAATAGCAACAGTGTGTTGTCTATGCAACAGGTTAATTAAACCCCGGCGCTGTGCCCAGGTCTGTTGATTAACGCTTACAAAACGCCCGCTGATTCGCGGGAAAGCTGCGCCTTCTGCTCAACAGCGGCAGCGTGGCCGGGGTTACTCTTGTTCATCCAAGCGTCAGCCCAGTTGGGGTCCATCATCAGTTGTCCGAGTTTGACCGATGCCATGGCCGGGGTGTTGATGCCCGTTTCGGTTCGACCCCCCGCATCAGTCGGGGCCTCGCCCATCTTGCCGGCAAGGCCGTCCACGAATCGCATGGCCGCTGACGGCCCCATCGTGGCGCGTAAGCCCGCAAGATGCTCGGCAGTCATATTGAGCGAGGCCGCAGCTTGGTCGATGCCCTTGATCTTCTGGTCATAGGCAGCGCCCCATTCGCGCCGCAGTTCGGCCTCGGCGTCCGTAGCCGACTGCGTGTTCTGCTCTTCGCCGGATGCCACAAGGCCGCCAACATGCTCGTTCCATTTCTCGGAAACCAGCGCCGCCTGCTTTGCGGTCAGCCCCGCCTCATGGAATACGCCGCTGGCCCACTCGGCCATCTTGCCGTCGTCCCCCTCTGGGACGGGTAGATCGTAACCGGACGACTCCTCGGGACGCCCCAGGCGGTTGTAGAACGCACCCATCACTTCCGCATCGGCGTCGGGGCCGGGGATCGCAACGGTGGTTTCGTGGTTGGTCGCCAGCTTTTCGAGGTTGCTGTAGCTTTTCACCACGCCCTCAAAACCGGCCTTGTCAAAGCCCTTGCCCGCAGCGTATGCCTTCAGGTCCGCGTCTTGAAATCCGTCAAGCGGCCCAGCCACGGGGGCCGGGGTGGGGGACGCCTCCGGGGCTGTCGGGGC